ACTTGAAGCTAACGATGACGATAACGAAGAAGAGTTAGAGTCGTACTCTAAAAAAGTACAAAAACGTATAGACCAGATAAACCATAAGTATCATGATGTTAGGCGTGAGAAAGACGCATTAGAAAGACAGAATGCAGAAGCTATTCGTATAGCTCAGACCATACTTGCAGAAAACGAGCAGTTAAAGAGTACGCTTAACTGGGGACACCAAGAGTACACCAAAGAAGCAGCAGGTAGACTTGACTTCGCTCATAAGGCGGCACAAGAGAAATATCGCCGGGCCTTTGAAACTGGAGACACAGATGGAGTGCTGGAAGCACAAGATGAACTGAATGAAGTGTCTAACCAAAAGAGACAATTATCAACTTTAGTTTCACCTGTACCACAAAAAGCTTTACAACAACAAAATAATGATGTATATATTCCTCAACAATCAGTACCAGAAGCGCCACCACAGGATTATAAAGCCATAGATTGGGCTGGAAAGAACCCGTGGTTTGGTAAAGATGAAGAGATGACCGCCTTCGCTTATGGACTGCACGAAAAACTGGTTAAATCCGGTGTAGACCCTACCTCTGATGAATATTATCAGCGAGTAGACTCCCGCATAAGGGAAATATTCCCAAAAAACTTCGACAGAAAGAAATCGTCACCTGTGGCATCGGTAGGTAGAACTACTGCACCAAGAAAAGTCGCACTAAACAATTCTGAAATCGCAATCGCAAAAAGATTAGGTATAACACCTGAACTGTATGCAAAGTATAAAATAAAGGAGCAAAATCTCAATGGCTAATCTACAAATTGACAGAGCCCCACGCTCTACAGAAACACGTGAAAAAGAAGTACGTCCGGTATCTTGGAAGCCAGCTCATGACTTACCTTCCCCTGATCCACAAGACGGTTATGTGTTCCACTGGAAAAGAGTGTCTATGATGGGTCAAGCTGATCCTGCTAATATGGCTAAGGCCAAACGAGAGGGTTGGGTACCTTGTCAAGCTGAAGATCATCCTGAGATGATGGCTGACTTTGCAGCTTTTGGTTTAAAACCCCAAGGGTTGATTGAAATTGGTGGACTTGTTTTATGTAAGACGACTGTCGAGACTTCAAACGCTCGTAAGGAGTACTACGCAAATATGTCTAGAGCTTCGGTAGAATCAGTTGATAACAACTTTCTCCGAGAAAATGATCCTCGGATGCCTCTCTTTTCTGAGAAGTCATCTAAAGTATCTTTTGGTCGTGGTTCCTGATAACAGGAACTATTTAAATTAAATTAGGAGTTTTTTATGGCATATCCTGCTAATATTGGTCCCTACGGTTTTCTTCCGAATACCCTAGAAGGCGGACGAGTTTATGCTGGTGCAACTCGGTACTTACCGATTGCTTCTGGCTACGGAAAAAACATTGGTTATGGCGATGCAGTATCATTGATTGCTGATGGTTCTGTTCAACGTGTTGATGCATCTACTGGTGCTAAAACTGCATGGGCTATTCGTCCTATCGGTATTTTCCTTGGTTGTTCTTACACTGACCCAACTTTAAAGTATAAAGTTTTCTCTCAATACTGGCCTACAGGTACTTCTGCATCTGACGCCATTGCTATTGTTGCTGATGACCCATTAGTTCTATTTAAAGTTAACTTGACTAACGCTGGTACTGCATACACTTCTGGTGCTGCTACATCGGCTGATGTTGGTCAAAACGTAGGTTATTTCGTAACAGCTAATACAGGTTCTATAGTTGATGGTGTTAATACAGCTACTGGTAATAGCGCCACTTCAGTTAATTTGGCTTCTAAAAACACTACTGCTACATTGCCTTTGCGCATTATTAGCATGGTTCAAGAAACTGCATTATCTGATGGTACATTTGTAGAAGCTTTCGTGGCATATACAGCACCTACTATGACTGCGGCTGTGACTCAATCAGGTACTACTCCGTTTGCTGTTTCAGCAGTGGATATTACTGTCGTTGGTGGTCATGCTTACCGCAACCCTGTTGGAATTTAAGGAGTTTAACTAATGGCTGCTATCTCACGCGCGCAACTACTAAAAGAACTTCTCCCCGGTCTTAACGCTTTATTCGGTTTAGAATATGAGCGTTACGGTGAGAAATATAAAGAAATCTTTGAAACTGAATCGTCTGATCGTTCATTTGAAGAAGAACAAAAACTGTCTGGCTTTGGTGCCGCTGCGGTTAAAAACGAAGGCTCTGCTATTACGTATGACAATGCGCAAGAAGCTTGGTCAACTCGCTATACCCACGAAACTATTGCTTTAGGCTTTTCTTTAACTGAAGAAGCTATTGAAGATAACTTGTATGACTCACTGTCTGCTCGTTATACAAAAGCTTTGGCTAGAGCTATGGCTTACACCAAAGAAGTTAAAGGTGCTGCTGTACTAAACAATGCATTCAACACTAACTTTACTGGTGGTGACGGCAAATCTTTATGTAACAGTGCACATCCTTTAGTTTATGGATCAACAATCTCTAACGTACCAGCAACACCTGCTGATTTGAACGAAACTTCATTGGAAAATGCTGTTATTCAAATCTCTTTATGGGTTGATGAACGTGGTTTATTGATTGCTGCTAAACCTAAAAAATTAGTACTTCCTCCTGCTCTTCAATTCGTAGCAACTCGTTTGTTAGAAACTGAATTGCGTGTTGGTACTAATGACAATGATGTTAATGCTCTTAAGAACAACGGCTCAATTCCGGGCGGCTATACTATCAACCCTTGGTTGACTGATACAAATGCTTGGTTCTTGATGACTGACGTTCCTAATGGTCTGAAACATTTTGTTAGAACTCCATTAGCTACATCAATGGACAGTGACTTTGACACGGGCAACTCTAGATACAAGGCCCGTGAACGCTACTCGTTCGGTTTTAGTGATCCTTTAGGTATTTTTGGTTCTGCAGGTTCTTCCTGATAAATCAATAACTTAGCTTTAATTAAGGGCTCCTTCGGGAGCCTTTTTTATGATTAAAAATAAAACTTGTCTAGCCTAGACAAATAGGGTATATTAGCTTTCGTAAACTTAATAACGGAGATACCCTGTGAATAATGTAATATATAGAATACGTAATGTAGTAAACAATAAGTTTTACGTAGGGAGTACTATAAACACTGCGGATAGATTTAAGGCCCATAGAAGGCGCCTACGAGCAGGAAACCACCAAAGCCCCCATATGCAAGCAGCTTGGAATAAATACGGAGAAGACTGTTTTAAATTTGAAGTTTTAATGCACATCGAAGACGTTAATGAGTTGCTTAGCGTAGAGCAGGTCTGGTTAGATGAACATGCGGGAAAACCATACTGTTATAATTGGGCTACTGATGCAAGTGCACCTATGCGAGGTAAAACACATACGGTAGAAACATTAGGTAAAATAGCACAAAATAGAACCCCACCAAAAGGGGTTGACCACTATGGATACGGTTTAACTCGTTCTGCGGAAACAAAAGCTAAAATATCAGAAAAGTGCAAAGGCTTGGTAAACCCAATGAAAGGCAAGACCCATTCTGAGCAAAGTAAGGCTAATATGTCAGCCGCTGTTAAACGAGGGGAAGAGTCACACTTTTATGGAAAACGCCCAACAAATGCTGATGACTTACAAAAAGAAATATATGCAGTGTTGCCTGATAGAACTACCCAGACTTTTGTAAGTTTGACACACATGCGGGATACTTTAGGGGTGAGTATAGCGGCTATCATACGAGCATGTAAATCAGGCAACCCTATAAAATATGGGGTGTTAGCAGGTTGGGTACTATCTTATGTAGGTAAAGAAATTAATGAAGCACCTGAAATACCCGAAGAGTACATGAGCTTTCCACGTACTAGACAAGATGCTAAAGATAAGGGTGAAAAACAGTACTACACGGGTGTTCCTTGTGAAAGAGGGCACTTATCCCCCCGTAAAACAAAAGGCACGTGCATAGCCTGTATGAAGGCAGATTATAAGAAAGAGAATGACAGAAGGAAAGCCAACAAATTAATTGACACCACCCCAAAATAAATGCTATAAGAACTGTAAATCTGGGGATTAATTTAACTGCCTACTCGACTGCCCCAGCAGATTCGCACACAACGACAGGCAAACGTGCACTAAGGAATTAAATATGGCATTCTCAACTTTTACTGGTCCAGTTCGTTCAGGCACTGTTAAAAACACTACTGGTACTACTCTAGGTACTATCGACAACACAGGTCTTGTTGTTTTAAGCCAATCTGCAGCTTTAGGCTTAACTTCTAATGTTTCTTTTGTGTTGCCAGCTGGCGCACAAATAGTGGATATCTATATTGATGTTACTACCACTTTTACTACTAGTTCTACTCTTGCTGTAGGTGATGGTACTACTGTTGATAAATATGTCACTGCTATTACTACTGCAGCGGCGGGCCGTCAAGCTCTTACTTTTTCAGGCGCTCAATTAACTGCTATGTATAACATCGGCACTTCTGATGTAGCTGTTACTGTAACTATGGCGGGTACTACTGCTGTTGCAGGTGCCGGTTATATCACTATGGACTACGTACAAAAAACATCTAGTGGTGCTCAAGACCCTACTTCTGCATAATATAAGGGCAGATAGGTTATGGAACATCGTAGAGAAGATGATCCGGTAATACAAACAGTGAGGGAACTTGCTACCCACAGTGCGGATATAAAGCATTTGCAAAATGACATGGATAAAATGATTAAAGATATGGATGAGATAAAAGAAACCATAAAAGAAATCAGTAAAACCTTATCAGAAGCTAAAGGTGGGTGGCAGATGTTCTTACTAGTGGGTGGTGCTGGTGCAGCTATGGGCACATTAGTGTCTTGGCTCCTTGATATGTTTAAACACTAATGGCTACTAAAAAAGCTCCAGTATTGTCGGTGGGTAGAGGTGAAAAGTTACCTGTGTCTAAAGGTGCTGGGCTAACTGCTAAAGGTAGAGCCAAATATAATGCAGCTACAGGCTCTAATCTAAAAGCTCCTCAACCTAGTGGCGGCCCACGAAAGAAATCATTTTGTGCTAGAATGTCAGGTATGCCGGGTCCTATGAAAGACGAAAGCGGTAAACCTACACGCAAAGCGGCATCACTAAAAAGGTGGAATTGTGGTAGTAAATAGAGTAGAAGGTGGGTATTAATATGACTCGCCCTTCACGTGGTATTTCCGATATTCAAGAAAAAGCTAGAGGCAGAACTAATATGGCTAAGTTAAAAGCGGGCATGGCCCCACTAAAGAAAAAAGATACAATTAAAACTAAAGTAACTAAACGTGCACCAACTCCGGACTTAGCCCAATTAGGCGCTATGAGAGGAATGGCACCAGCTATGAAAAAAGGCGGCATGTGCTATGCTAAAGGCGGTTCTATTAACGGGATTGCTAAAAAGGGCAAAACTCGTGGGAAGATAATCTAATGGGTATAAATGATCCTAAAGTGGGGTTTATGACCCCTATTAAAAAGAAAACCTATAAATCAGAGTCTTCTGATAATCAGAAAGCTCAAGATAAAGCACTTAGAGCTAAACAAGACCTTCAAGCAGCTAAAGAAAGAGAGTCTGATAAAAGTAGATTTATTAAGCAGGTACAAGGAGCTA